ATGAACTTAACTTACCTTTGTTGAGCACGGCTATATCTGGTGGATTATTCCATCCAAACTGTAAACATCACCTAAGCACTTATTATCCTGGTATGGATAACGACGATGATGGTGATCCAAGACAACCAACATATGAGAATCCACCAGGCACACAAGAGCATCATTATCTGCAACATCAGATCCAGCGTGAAAGAAGACTACAGGTCGGCTCTTTAAGTGAAGATAAAATTAGAGAACATGCGGATAAAGAACAACAGTTAATAGGGCTTGATGAGAAGTATGTAAAACAAGCAGAGCAGTACGATAAAGAACGTTTCATGGCAATACGCGATGGGGAGATGATGGGCGCGAATTTACAAGGTGACTATAAGGATATTCCGGTAGAAGTGCTACAGGGAGTAGATAAAGCTTTACATAACTTAATAGATAAAGAAATCCCTTCTTTAAAGAACGGGATTAACGAAATCTTTTTCAAACCTATGAGTCTTAAAAACTTAATGTCAATAAAGAATCTAGATAGTGATTTGAGAAGCGTATTGAATATAAATAGTAACTATTTTTCCAATGCTAAAGCTATTGAAAAAATACCGGAACTGTACTATACGGAACTATCGCCTAAAAAGACATTAGAAGATTATTTGAGACATGAGTTATGCCATGTGTTAGAGGATAAATACAATATTAGGATAAACACAGATAGTATGGGAGTTCCTAATGTTGAAAAAATCATTAATGACTGTAATCAACATACATATGCGACTGAGTTATTAGATGAAGCTCTGGAAAAATGCGGATTAAATAAATCGGATGAAATTATTAGTAAATATATTTCAAAATATGCTACATATACCGATAGCGAAGCCGTAGCTGAGGCATTTTCTAGTATAGCTAACAATAAAGTTTGTAATACGATCAAATCTCTGGTAAAATCAAAATGGATAGGAGGTAAAATATGATTCCGATTATTGGTAAATTAATCACTGGAAAAATTGAATTTATTCACAATGATGTAATTGTGAAAAAAGGAGTCGTACTAACTCCAGAAGAGCAAGAAGAATTCGATTTACTTAGAGAAGCGCTACATTCAGAAGATAGATAATAAGTTTTTTATCAAGCATCCTAGAGCAGGGTGCTTTTTTCATGCATGAAAGGAGAAAGGGAATGGTGCAAGTAAAAGTCACACAGGATTATTTCGATAGAGAGCAAGATAAGTTGATGAATGTTGATGATCAATTTGAATGCTCTCAAGAACGTGCTGAGCTTCTTACAATGTTCGGAGTGGTGAAAATTGTAAGAGAAGACGAAGAAATCATCGAAGAAACAGAAGTCACTGCAGAAGAGTAGTGGCTTTTCTTATGGCCAATCACGATATGCCTTAAAAACTGTGCGTGTTTGATTTAAGGGAGACACCCGAAAAACAGGAGGAACTATGAAAGAAGTATTAAAGTATCCGCTTCACATTCAGTTTTTTGCTGATGATGGAGCACAACCAAACACAGGAGATGGAAATGATAACAACGGTGCTTCACCTAGCGCGCAAGGAGCAAATACAAACGTTTCTATCGACTACGACAAGATTGCTGATGTTTTAGATAAGCGTGGATCACAAGCTCAATATGCTGCCCTGAAAGGGTATCTAAAGGAGCAGGGTGTATCTGCTGATGAAATGGATAAGGCAATCAAAGAGTTCAAGGATAAGAAAGAAGCTGACAAGCAATCCAAAGAAAAAGAACAAGCAGACATGCTTGCAGAAAATCAGCGATTAAAGCTACAGATTCAAAACATTGAAATCGATAAGAAGATTTCAGAACTTGCTGAAGGCGTCAGCGCTGAAAAATTACCTTTCTTAGCAAAGCTTATTGATCGTTCCAAGTTGTTAAACGATAAAGGGGAAATTAATGAAGATAGCGTTAAAGCTGCTATTGAAGAAGTTGTAAAGGCATTCCCTGATTTCAAAGCGCAGGCAGGAACGACAACACAAGGTTTCACAAAAATCGGAGCAGATGGCTCCAACTCAAAGGCATCATTAGACGATGTCCTTGCCAAAAATTTTGGTGTTAAAAAATAGGAGGAATATTAAATGCCAAATACAATCGAATATGCAAAGAAGTATGTACCACTCTTAGATCAGGTTTATGCACTCGCATCATTAACAGCCGATCTAGAATCAGATCCAGAACTAGCTAAAGAAGGAGCAAATGCGAATGAAATCGTTATTCCTAAGTTAGAGATGGATGGTTTAGGAAAGTATGACCGTAACGAAGGCTATACAAAGGGCAATGTTAAGTTCAAGTATGAAACTGTTAAGTTCAACTATGAGCGTGGTCGTGCATTCAATGTAGACAACATGGATGAAGAAGAAACAATGAATGTGATTGCTCCAAAGATTATGGGAGAATTCACACGTACAAAGGTAGCTCCTGAAGGAGATGCATTTACTTTTGCCAAGTTAGCAGGTAAGACAGGCGTTTCAGGCGCAACTGGTGCATTAGCTACTGGTGAAGCTGTGGTTAAGGCGTTACGTACAGCATCTACAAAGATGGATGAAGACCAGGTTCCAACAGAAAGTCGTATCCTTTACATCACTCCTACATTAAAAGGCTTGATTGACGATTTAGACACAACGAAGTCTAAGGCTGTTCTAAACAAGTTCTCAAAGGTTGTAGAAGTTCCACAAGCTCGTTTCTACACTACTATTGATTTACTTGATGGTAAGACAAGCGGTGAAGAAGCTGGTGGTTTCAAAAAGAATACATCCGGTAAGGAAATCAACTTCATGATTGTTGAAAAGTCTGCAATCTTAAAGTACAACAAGCACGTCGCTCCTAAGATTGTTACACCTGATCAAAACCAAACAGCGGACGGCTATATCTTTGGCTACCGCAAGTATGGTTTGGTAGACGTGTACGAAAACAAGCTTGCTGGTGTATATTGCCACCACGTTGCCTAATAAGAGGTACAGATCATGGCAGAAACAGTAGGAAAAATCTTCGTTAAAGAAGTGGATCTAGAAGCGGTTGAACAAGTTGAGCCTATTGAGCCAATTGTTGAACCGGAGATTCAGCCTGAAATTGAAGAAACAGATAAGAAAAGCAACAAGAAATGAGGCGATGTAAATGCAATACGTCGATAAAGCGTATTACAAGGACACCTATAACGGTATTATCTTGACTGAGGGTAATGCTGATAGATATTTAAAAATTGCTTCACGGCAAGTTAACACTATCTGTAGAGGAAGAATCGAAGGGATGGGCTTTGACAGCCTGTCCCCTTTTCGTAAGTCTTCCATCCAAGATGTGATATGCCGGCAAGCAGAATTTCTTTATCAAAATGAAAGCATGTTAGAAACATACTTAAGTAGCTACGCGATCAACGGTGTTTCAATGCAGTTTGGCCAAGCGTGGAATCTACATGTAGAAGGTGGAATTGCAATGCCTGAAGAACTATATCAAACACTACTTAGGACAGGTCTTTGCTATAGAGGGTTTGGCTATTATGGGTAGTTGGCCATCTTTGGTTTTACCACAGTTCTGCAAGACACCAATTCATTTGATTTTCCATCAAGAGGGAATCGATGAAGACGGAGCACCAATCAAAGCTTTAGAGTTGGATGCCTTGTGTAATTATCAAGGCTCTGCAAAGCGCGTACGTACCGATAAAGAGACGTTTGTGCAATTGACGGGTATTTGCCTATTTAACGGAGATGTAGCCCCTAGCGTGCTTGAAATTGGCACAGGCGAGGCGATTATCTTCGGAGAGAAGAGGACCATCGTTTCTGGTAAAAAAGCACGCAACCCTGATGGTAGCGTGAATTACTGTGAGGTAGATCTTGGGTAAGGTTAGAATCCATTACGGAAACGTTGCTACATTGCGAGATGGATTACGGCAGGCATTATACAAGACGGCTGATGCTATCCGTACAGACGTGCGTGATAAGCAAGTGATACCGTTTGACAAAGGAACCCTGCAGGAAAATACGTTCGTTGATGACACGCGTAATCCTGATAACGCTTATGTGGTTTCATCCACTCCATACGCTCGTAGGCTTTATTTTCATCCGGAATACAACTTCCGTACAGAAAATAATGAGCATGCAGGTGGTAAGTGGTTTGAACCGTGGACCTCTAAAGGCAAATATGCAGGTTGGGTAAAAAGACGATTTGAATCGTTTGTAAAGGAGTGTGCAGATGTCTAGTACAATGAGACTTTATGAAATTAGAAACTGGTTGAAAACACTAAATTTATTTGAACATTACTATATCGGTAAGTTAGATCAGAAGCCTGATAAGGCGATAGGTGTTTACCAGTTGTCTGCTTCTGGTAGTCCAATAACGGCATTAGGAAACAAGTCCTCTTACAACGTTAAACGCGCATCGTTATTAATTCACTGGAACAACAATGCCAGGGAAACCGATGAAGCGGCAAATACGCTTTTTGAAACAATCATGAATGCAAAACATCCAACTATAGGTGATTGGAAAGTGCAGTTTATTAACATGCTAGTTCCGGAACCGCAAGACGTCGGAACGGATGATAAAGGAATCTATGAATCAGTCATAGAAATCGAAATTTATTATGAAAGGAAATAAATAATATGTCTGAAAAATATACAGGTGTATTCCCAGTATTTAACAATGAATTCAAGTTTGATATTGGCACAAAAGCTACTCCAAAGAAAGTTAATGTAGCTGATTTGGAGTCTTTTTCAGTATCATTCTCTAATGGTATTGAAAACTGGAATCCTATGGATACAAAAGGTTGGCAGCGTGGTCTGATGACTTCCAAGTCTTTGAAGATTGAATTCAAGGGTAAGAGAAACATCGGCGACGAAGGAAATGACTACATCGCTTCTCTTGCTTTCAAGACAGGCAAGGAAGCTACTATTCCATTTGAATGGACAATGGTAAGTGGTGCGAAGTTAGCCTTCAATGCGATTGTGGATGTCACATCTGCTGAAGGTGGAGACTCAACAAATGTTGGAGCGTTAGAGTTCACAGTTAACTCTGATGGAAAGCCAACTTATACTCCAGCAGTTTAAAAACAAAAATAGAAAGGAATGGGCGGTCAAGACGGCTGCCCTTTTAAATGTATATGGGAAAAATTATCGATATTAGTGCAAAGCTCGTAAATGAGCCTAAGTTCTTACAAGTTGCAGAAGGAAAAACTTATAAAGTTGACGACCGCAAAAATACAGTTCTACAGATGAACGCATTGCTTAATGAGGGTGCAGCTTCAGTAGATGGAATCGATAAGGCTATTAAGTTAGGTCTTGGAGAAGAGGCTTTTAAAGAAATTGAAGCAATGGAATTATCTATTACCGCTTATCAATCACTATTCATTGGCATGATGGCTCTAGTTACAGATAAGTCATTTGAAGAAATGGAGCAGACTTTTCGTAACACCACAGCATAGTGATGAGTCTTACTATGACTTGTTTGAGGATTGGGATTTAATCGATGCTTCAGTTACTCAGCAATACGGAATCCGTTTAAGATATGAGCCTGAAATGCAGTGGGGAGAGTTCTGTACTCTACTTACTGGATTGAATGGTGATACGCCATTAGGGCATGTAGTCGATGTTAGATCCACTACAGATAAAGAACGCATCAAAAACATGTCTGCAAGCGATAAAAGGATACGGGATGAGTGGCAGGCAAGACAGAGCAAGAAACCTATCGATAGCAAGTCCTATATGCAGTCTATGAGAGCCCTTGAAGAAGCCATGAAGGCATTGGCTTCATAGAAATGAGAGGTGATTAGATGGCAACAGAAGTAGGGTCCGTTGAATTAGGTGTCAAACTGAATGACAATCTTGAAAAAGATGTAGCGAAAGTTGCGAATAAGGCAGATAGCATCTTAACCGGTAGGTTTAATGCTATTGGTGCTACTATCGGCAAAGTATTGGCTATCACTGCTTTGGCAAGATTTGGATCGCAATGTATTCAATTGGGCTCTGACCTTGCTGAAGTCCAAAACGTTGTTGACGTTACATTCCCTACAATGTCAAAACGTGTAGATGAATTCGCACGTAACGCAATAACAAGTATTGGCATGTCACAGAAAGTAGCCAAGGAGTACATGGGACAACTTGGTTCTATGGCTCAGGCATTTGGTTACGGAGAAGCTGCATCGTACGATATGGCTTCAGCTATAACAACGTTAACAGGTGATGTGGCATCATTCTATAACCTATCGAATGATGAGGCATTCACTAAGTTAAAATCTGTATTTACAGGTGAAACAGAATCACTCAAGAGCTTGGGTGTCGTTATGACTCAATCGGCTCTTGATGAATATGCTTTGGCGAATGGCTTCGGTAAAACAACAGCCAAGATGTCAGAGCAAGAAAAGGTAGCATTACGACTAGCATTCGTACAGAACGCACTTTCTAATGCTGCAGGAGACTTCGAAAGAACATCAGATGGTTGGGCCAATAGTACACGTGTCCTATCGCTTCGTTTCGAAGAGCTAAAGGCGACAATTGGCCAAGGTTTGATAAATGTATTAACTCCAATAATTGGCGTCATAAACGTCATTCTAGGAGGTCTACAGACACTTGCTAATTACTTTGTGGCTTTTACAAGGTTACTTACTGGTGGCAAAGGTGCGGCAGGTGCTACAGGAGCAATAGCCTCCAATATAGGTAAGGCTGGAGCCGCTGCAGGTGGATTAACCTCTGGACTTGGTAAGGCGGGCAAAGCTGCAGATAAATTAAAAGGATCTCTTGCTGGCTTCGATGATTTAAATGTATTGCACGATTCAGAGGATTCAGGCTCCGGAGGCGGCGGGGGAGCTGGAGGCGGTGGTGCCGACTTTGGTTCTTTAGGTATTCCTGATGGCTCAATTGATATGAGCGGAGTAGACGAGATCTACAATCGTGTTAAAGGTATATTCGATAAAGTTACTGGATTTCTAAAAGACCACAAAGTAATCATCACTTCACTTTTAGGTGGAATGTTTGCAGGATTTGCAACTTTTGGAATCATAAAGAATTGGAGTGCTATTAAAGGTGTATTCACTGGACTTTTAGCACCTCTAAAGGCATTAGCAACAGGGTTTTCTACTTTCTTCACGGGTATAGCTAACGGTGAAGGGGTACTAACATCATTACAGGCAGTCTTTGGTACAGCAACAGGAACGGCTTTATTCTTTGCTGCGATTGTAGCTGCAGTATCTGCAGCACTCATCTATTTGTATCAGACAAGTAGTGATTTTAGAGCTTTAGTACAGGCAGCACTGGATAGCTTGTTAGGCATCCTAAGCAATCTATGGAATAACGTTTTAGTTCCTTTAGGCGCATTTCTGCTAGATGTATTCAACACGGTCATCGTACCGATTGCTACCTTCTTAGCACAGGTGTTTGTTAAAGCAGTTGATGTACTATTTAGTGGACTACTATCACTATGGAATAACGTACTTGCGCCAATAGCCAATTTCTTGGTCACAGTCCTAAGCATTGCCTTAAAAACAATTGTAGATGTGTGGAATGGTTGGAAACCTGCCATTGAAGCAATTGGAGCAGGTGTTGCATGGGTTTGGAACAATATCTTATCTCCACTAGCGGATTTCATTAAAGGAGCTATGTTGGATGCATTTGCGGTTCTTGGCAAATTCGTTGATGAGTTATTGAAGAGTGCAACTTCGATGTTCAAAGGCTTTTCTGATTTCTTGATTGGTATCTTCACATTAGATGTTGATAAAGCTATGCAAGGAGTCCAGGAAATCCTTCGTACATTCTTAGGTTTCTTGGATAGAGTTTTCGGAACAAATTTCAGCTCATCGTTTAAGTTTATTAACGGAATCGTAATGGCGTTCTTCAGTGGAACACAACAAATTTTCGATGGTATCAAACAAATATTTGGTGGCTTGATTAATTTTATCCAGGGGATTTTCACAGGAAATTGGAAACAAGCTTGGCAGGGTATTGTTGATATCTTCGGTGGTATTTTCAGTACGATTTCAGGTGTAGTAAAAGGACCAATCAATGCGGTAATCGCTATCGTCAATGGTGCAATTAACCGAATCAACGGTGTAGGCTTCACTGTACCGGATTGGGTTCCTATTATCGGTGGTAAAGGCTTCCGAGTAGATTTACCTAATATTCCAGCATTAGCACAAGGTGGATACGTTGGAGCGAATGCTCCACGATTAGCTTTGATTGGTGATAATCGCCATGAAGGTGAAATTGTTTCGCCTGAAAGCAAGATCTATGAACAGACCAAACGTGCAATAGATGATGCACTGATGTCATCACAAGGCGGTAATGGTCAAGAAGTAATTATCCAACTAATGTATGAAATCTTAGAGACACTACAAAATCTAGGAATCGTGATTGACCGAGATAAATTGCTAAAACTAATAGATCAAAGAAATAAACAACTGCAGTTAGCAAAGGGAGGTTAAAGCATGATTGATTATGAATTAATAAAAATTAAAATTGATGGTAAAGATCTCCCTGCGCCGACTAAGTTTGAGCCTGAATATGGTGATCTCGACAGTGACAGTTCGTTGCGCGATGTTAAAAAAGGAATCATGCATCGTATGCGTATTCGTTCTCGTGTGTTGAAGATTGCGCTGGCTTATGCCATCGATGACTTAGAAGTGGTTTCAGAAGTAATGAATATGCTAGAACCACCAGAGTTTATGGTCGAAACATTTGATATTAAAACGCTGCGGCGTAAAACGTACAAAATGTATTGCAGTAAATGTAAATTTAAGTATATCGCTATCGGTGATGGCATTTATAGCCAAGGCTACACCTTTGATTTAACGGAGTGCTAGAATATGAAAGTCTATATAAAAAAAGGAACTGCAACACCTGTTGAAATAACAGACCTAGTTGTATCGTTCAATTCGTCTAACAGCATGCAAGAGGATAGACTTTTGGGCAACACTCCAAGCATGATGTTGGACCTCGATTTGAACAATACAGATGGTGTTCTCAGTGATTGTGCTGGGAACACCTTTTTGATTGATCTAAAAGAAGCTGATAGTACGGAAATTCCGACACAAGAATTTATCGTACAAGAAGCTCCAGAGAAATATACAAAGAAATTATCACTGAATTTGTATGACGTGATGATTAAGTTCAACAAGCCGTACAAGAGCTCGTTAACGTATGAAAAGGATAAATATCCAACTATCTCTCAACAATTAGATGAGATGTCTAATTTGGCTGGTGTCGGCATTGATAAAACAGGGTTATCAAATATTGTGCTTAACAAAAAAGCACAGTGGATAGACTCAACGATTATTATGCGTGATTACATTGGATGGATTGCTGAGTTAAGCGGCACAAACGCGCTCATTAACGAGTCAAACGAGCTTGTTTTTAGAAATCTCTTTACAGCTGATCATGACATAGAATTTACATCAGATTTTGAAAAAACAGATTTAATAACCATCTCACGTGTTGCGTATGATGACGGTGTTAATTTGATTGCTTCAGGAAACGATACAGGGAAGACAATTTACATTGATGCAAACAATTCCTATTGCGATAGTCAAACATATACAGATGCAATTTTAGCGAAGTATAATGGCCAATCATTCTACGGTATGTCAAGTTTAAAAACCTTTGGCAAAGATACGATTAAATTAGGTGATACGGCCACATATGATGGCAACAAGTGTATCGTCTTGAGCATTAAGCGAAAGTATGTAGGTACACAGTCAGTAGTTGAACTTGACGGAGAAGTTGCATTAAAGAATGTAGATTCTGTTGTTACTAAGGTTTCCGATAAAGTTAGAATCAAGCGCCTGCAGGTTAAAGTGGATCAAGATGCAAACAAGCTTGAAATCGTTGCAAAGAATCTTGAAGATGCAAAAGGTGATGTAGGTAATCTGCAAGTTGAAACAAACAAGATTAAGACACAAGTCGAAAACATTTCTGCTGGAACAGTTTCTGGTACAAAGCAATATTATTTACAAACAGTATCTGCTGATAAACCGTCCAAAACAGATTCAGCATGGACTACCACAAAGCCAACATCAATAGCTGGACAGCACATGTGGTACATGCTTGCAGATGTATTGGCCAATAGCTCTGAAATTAAACACGATCCATTTGAACTGACGGGTATTAAAGGTGATGCAGGTAGGGGGATTGTTGGTAATCCTAAGCTAACGTATCAAGCGAGTACAAGCTCTGTAGTACCTCCAACTGGACAGTGGCTAGAGAATATACCACTTGTCAATGAAGGCTACACATTGTGGACTAAGATTACATATACCTACAGTGATAAGACGACATCAGACGTATATTCTCCATCAATAGCAGGCAAAGCAGGTAGAGGAATTAAACAAGTGTATCCTGAATACTATTTGTCAACTTCTAAGACTGAAATAACAGGGGGTGCATGGAGCGCAACTCAACCGGAAAAGACAAAAGATGCATGGGTATGGGTACGATACAAAACCATATTCACAGATGAAAGTACAGGATATTCAGATGGTGTACTAGACGAGGTACTAAATGACTTAGTTGATATATCAATCAGTAACAAGTCAAATATAGCTCAGTTGAATGACAGTATTACTCATCTTGTAGTCCAAACTAGCGAAACTAAAAACGAACTTAAAACCGTGCAAACAGGATTAAGTACTTTGGAGAAACAAACTGCTGACGGATTTAACAGAACGGTCCAAAAATCGGAATACGATAAGACAATCAATGAAATAGAAGAACAGCTTGATAACAAGGGTCTTCACATCGGTTCCGATAAGGAGGATACAGTTACTACTATTGATGCAAGTGGTGTTAGTGTTGTTGCTTCAGATGGTAAATTATTAGCTCGTTTCGATAAAGTCGATAGCATGCTCGCATACCTAAAAGTGCTGGAGTACCTATGTGCAGGTGCTCACCGTATCGAAGCTAAGAATATCGAAGCGGAAATCACAAGTTTTGTGGGTGGTGTTATTAAAACAGCAAGGATTGATGCATCTATTATTAATTGGATAGGAGATGTTAACTAATGGTATTGTTAAATGAAAATTGGCAAGTTGTGGAATCCACAACACGATCACCTGGTGCCGCAAGGGTAACCTACGAATTACAAGCGCGAATCAATCCGCAATACCATAGTGTCGAGTTGAATAGGGACTATGTGGAAATCCAAGTTACTTACTCAATGAATGTCGGATATATTTATTCAGGAACTTGGAATTTTTCTGCAACCGGATGTTCCGATGTTGCTGGTGGTGGAACACTTAACGGAAGCGGTACGTTAATCAGTGGCGGCTTTTGGGCCGGGCATGACAATAACGGAAACTATTCAACAAGCATTTACGCAAATTTAAGTTTTTACTTCTCTGCCGCAAATGCATATCTATCCGGTGTTATCGAATTGCCTAATATACCACGATCAAGTGGTGCGGCTTGGAAAGACAATAAAAATCATGTCAAATTGGACGGGAAAGACACACTTAAGTTAATACTAGATAAAAAGGTTGATAAATACCGGCACTCACTCGTGTGGGTGGTTGGTGACAGCGGACCGAAATGGCTAAACACTAACGATATTGACACTGAGTATGTTTTCAAGCCAACCGAAGAAATGATTAAGTATGCAACAAATACAAAATCAGTGTATGGATATTTGGGCATTGGAACATATTCAAGTGGCGCGAGAGATGCCACGATGATTGGCACAACTACGATCGGCTTTTTTATCGATCTTCCTGAAGAGAAGTACGGTCCTGTTATTAGCTCTACAACTGTAAAAGAAATTGGAAACACAAAGGTTCCTGAAGATAAAGTATTCAGATACTTGTCTAAGAAAAAGCTCACCATGCAAGCAGAAGTAAGAGGCTATGCTACTGTTAAAAATGCTTATGTGTTACACGACAAACAGCAGTATCCTTTATCCCTCTCAGATGGCTTGTATAGCGTTGATTTAGAAGGCATGACGAATGGTGATATACAATTTGTCATCGAAGACAGTAGGGGCTTTAAAACGATACGAAATTGGCATGGAACCTACGTTTCGTACTTCTATCCTTCCATAACGGATTTCAACGCAGAGCGAGATAATCCAACGGTTAATGAAGGATATGCAAATGCCAAAGGTACCTTTTTTAACGGTGAGAATAATCAGTTAAAAATAGTAATTAAAGACGAGCAAAATCATAGCGTTAATTGTTCGTACACTTCTAACGGAAATAATGTAATTGTTAAACAACGTGTAAGTGGATATAGCTACGATAAAAACTATAAACTTACGCTTACTATTACGGATTATTACGGTCAGTCTACAGAGCGTACCTACACACTTTCCGGTAATCTTTGGGCCATGATCCTTGGAAAACTTACAGCCAGTTTTCACATGCTGTGGATTCGTCGAAACGGAAATAATCCATGCGGAATTTATAACGAGGGCGATTTATCTACATTAGGTAGGACATACGCAAAAGGCGGATTGGTAATTGGTGGTGATGATACATTCCTTGTTAAGCGTTTTGGTGCTGCTGGCGCACGAAAAACATTTAACGCAGCAATGAATGATAGAGAAGATGTACGCATTACAGTCACAGCGCCAGATGGGTATAAGACAATCGGTGTTATACAGGCTTACACAGACTATAGATGCAGTGTTTCGCTATATAACTTTGTCAATGGCATAGCGTATTGCACAGTTTACAATGCGAACGGTTGGGCTAATGTTCCTATTGGTGCAAGCGTTGATGTTCTGTTCTATAAATGCAAATAAGGAGGTGACAAGATGATTATTGACGGTAAAAAGTTTACAGAGATACAAGACAGCAATAAAAGTGTTGTCACATTTCGGCGCAAGGTTTTTGAAAACCTAAAGCCACTAATTGATAGTTTTGAAGTTGGCGTTATACATGAAATAAGTTTTGATGACGAGAATATCACACACAAAATGTACACTGAGCCAATGACGTTTTCTAAAAGTGATGATAGTTATATTATCTCTTTTATTTTGACAGATGTTCCGCAGAAAGACATTGATGCTAAAAACTTTAATGAAGTGAAGCCATTAGTCAATGATTGCTTACAGACAGCAAGCATTGAAACTGTAAAGAAATACATATCATTTCTGAATGTTTGGGCAGCTGGAACACGGTACAAAAAAGGGCAAAGGGTATCTTATAAAAACGTGCCGTACAGCGTTATATCAGACATCACAGCAGAGGAAACGAAAACGCCTGATGTATCAGAAAAACTGTACGAAAACATGCTGAAGAAAAAGCAAGAAATAAAGCCGTGGAACGAGAAAACAACCTATTCAAAAGGTGACTTGGTTATCGCACGTGGTATCGTCTTCATTTCAAAAATTGACAATAACAAAGGTAATGAACCTGGGTTCGGCAATGCCTGGGATTATTACAAAGAAAAGTAAATATTGCTATTAAGGCACTCAAAAGGGTGCCTTTTTAGATAGAAAGAAAGAGGAAAAAAGAAAATGAATAATGCAGCATTAGCACAGTTAATTATTATCGCAGTATTGGTGGAAGGTATCTGGGAGAATATAAAGCGTTTATATTCTACTGAAGGTTTTAACAAGAGCGTAGCTGGATCATTAGGGGTATCTATCTTAGTTTGTGTAGCTACTGGCGCAGACCTATTTGTAATTATCGGGTTACCTTTGGCGGTTCCTTTCTTAGGTTCTGTATTAACTGGTATTATCACAGCTCGTGGGGCTAATTTTGTAAATGATTTATTTACTAGACTAAACGGTCCAAAGAAGGAGGCATAAAAATGTTGAGAGTAGTTGACGTAGCATCTCACCAGGCCGGTATTGTTACAAGGGCGTTGGATTGTGATGCTGTTATTTGTAAGGCAACAGAAGGAACTGGCTATGTGAATCCATATTGTGATGAGCATTATCAGTCTGCTAAATCTGCTGGTAAATTACTTGGCGTATATCACTACGCAAGTGGAGGAAATCCAGAGGGTGAAGCAGAGTTCTTCATTAATAATGTTCAAGGATATTTGCATGAAGCTATCTTAGTATTGGACTGGGAATCTGGGGATAATGCAGCTTGGGGTGATTCTAGTTGGGTTGCTCGTTTCTGCGCACACGTAGTAGCACTTACTGGTATCAATCCTATGATTTATGTGCAGCGATCTGCAGCCAATCAATGTGTTGGACTAGGAGATTATGGTATTTGGTTAGCAGAATATCCAGACTATGCAGCACGTGGTTGGGGTGATTATGTAGAACCAAATTATTCCGGCGACTATGCAATGCATCAGTTCACATCATCTGGTAATATTGCTGGATATGCAGGACCATTGGATTTGAGTTTATTCTTCGGTGATGAGAATGCATGGAGAGCTTATGCAGGCGCTACAGGTCAATCAGTGCCTACGCCACAAGTACAAGTACAAGCTCAGACATACGAGCAACCATCTGTACAGTCTAGCGATACTACATACATCGTACAGGCAGGAGACACATTATCAGAAATTGCACAGAGATTCGGTACTACATATCAGCATCTAGCAGCCATTAATGGCATCTCTAATCCGGACATTATTCATGTAGGAGATCGCATTGTAATTGATGGCATAGTGTCAGCACAATCATCTGATGATGAATACTACACAATTCAGCCTGGCGACACATTAAGCGGAATTGCAGCTTGTTACGAAACAACGTGGCAGTGGCTTGCAGAGATTAACGGAATTGATACTCCGGATTTAATCCATCCAGGTAAAACAATCCGTGTTCGATAGGTGGTGTTGCTATGGCACTAAGAGATTTATTTGCATTGATGGAGTTTAAAGATTTAGTAAGTGCTTTAATTTCCGTCGTATTTGTAGGATCACTTTTTATTCAAATCGCACCAATTAAAGTAAATCCGTGGGATAAATTGTTAAAGTGGGCTGGGGATCGTATCAATCATAATGTTAATCAAAAGATTGATACGCTTGAGAAAAAACTCGACGACCATATCGCTACCGATACTGCTCGTCGAGTTGATGATATTCGGAACACAATACTTGTATTTGCGAATGAGTGTTCTCGAGGAATTGTTCACTCAAAAGAACAATTTCGATTTATCGTTTCTAAGTGTGACTCGTATGAACAATATGTCGAGGATAATCATTTGAAAAATGGTGTAATCACTGAAGCTACTAAGCTAATAAAAGATACTTATCAAAGTCATTTAAAAAATGATAGTTTTCTAAAATAGATTTCAACTATGAAAGCCTACTCTCATTGCGAGGGTAGGCTATTTTTTGTGGCACCCAGTTTGGCACCATTCTATTATAAATACACAAAAAATCATAAACACAAACAGACATAAATCGCTAGAAATAGATAAAAATAACATTTGTCGCTAACCATTATATATATGCCATTGATTCTCATCACTCGCTCCATGACAAAATAAACCGCTTAAATAGCGGTTTTTCTTATGCTTTGGTCAACTTTTGGTCAACTTTTTGATAGTTTTTCGATAATATTCAGCATTTCGGCATCTGTCTATTCTAATAGATGCGAATATGTATTTAAAGTTATGTCAATCTTACTATGGCCAAGATGTTTAGATACTGCAATGATGTTACATCCGTTACTTATCGCATTGGTTGCGAAACTATGACGTAAACCATGTATTGTTACTTTCTGATTGATTGAAGTTGCTTTTTTCTTGGCTCTATCAAATTCACGCTGGATTCCTGACATTGATAGCGAGTGTTCGGAACCAAACAAGTAAACTCCATCTGTTTCTATCAATGGTTTAATTGCATCCATCACAATACCTGTTAAATTGATTTTACGGGGCTTTCCTGTTTTTGTGGATAGTACCGTAAAAACACAATCAGGACATATGAAATAGCAGGCAAGAAAACGAATTTTAGAGGTGGTATTCCGTTAGCTGTGAAATGGAATAGGCTTTATGTTGATGCGGGTGATAATCACGCAATTATCAATGCATCATCCAATGCTGGTAAGACTGTTTCTTTTGTAAATCCAATGATTGATGCATTGCGTATGACAGGGGAATCAATGATTATTAACGATCCGAAGGGAGAATTACTTTATGAACATAAAGAACAATTACTTTCAGATGGATATGATGTAAGGGTAATTAATTATATCCACCCAGAGGAAGGAGATAGATATTCTCCATTAAGTATTGTTATTGATTCTTATCGAAAGGCAGAGAAAGAATACCTGGAGAGCAAGGAAGAATACACTACAAAAATCAAAGAATACCTGGATAAAATAAACGCTGCTGAAGGGCTACAAAAACAAAGGCTAGAGAATGAATTGTTAGAGTATAAGAAGTACTACGCACCAGAGTTTGACTATTCTAAAGCAGCTATATTTTTAAGAGAACTTGCAGATCAGTTCTTTTATGATCCAAAGGCACACAATGAGGCACATTTTAATGATCAGGCTTCTAGTTTATTCCAAGGAATCGTATTTCTACTATTAGAGGAAAAGTCCTATAATCCAGAAAGTAAGAAAAGAGAACCTGTTCCAGATGAGGAAATTAACTTCAAGTCCGTAATGGAGACATATAGATCAGGAATGGAAACAGTAATGGTTAAAGCAGGTGCAACCGTTATGAAAGTACCAAAGTTAAAATTCTTGTTAGAGAAAAAGCGTAAGAAGACAGATGAATCCTATAAGAAATTAATGGCATTCTTGAGTACTGGAGATAAGGAAAGAGGTTCTATTGTTACTTCATTTGAAAATAAGATGAAGGATGTAACTTTAAATGAAACTGTCTTACGAATGATGGCAAAATCAGACTTTGATGTTGCGGACATTGGAAGAAAGAAGACAGCACTATTTATAGTCGTTCATGGTGAAAAGGATACTTATTACAGATTGGTATCCTTGATTATTAATCAGACCTTCCAATTACTGATGCAATTAACTGAAGAGCAACAAAAAAAGACTGGTAAAAAAAGACTGCCAGTACCATGTAATTTAATTTTTGATGAATTTGGAAACTTTCCAGCACTTAAGAATATTAAAGGTATTTTGACTTTTAGCCGTTCTGCAGGATTTAGATCATTCATGGTAGTCCAGGATTTACATCAGTTCTCTGAGATATATGGAAGGGATGTTGAATCAATCATCGAAAATAACTCAGCTAACTTTATTTACTTATATGGTAAGGATATGGATACGATCAAGCGTATTTCAGCTATGAGTGGTAAGAAGCTTGTGTGGAAATCTGATAAGGGTTCTTATGAGGAAGCTCCAGTTATTTCTACGGATCAATTACAGCAATTATCTATGGGTGATGCAGTTATTATCAGTGCAAGAAAGAAGGCATATATCTTTAGAATGCGTAATTATAAGAAGTATTCCTTCTACAAGAATAAGAAGAAGTATGTTCCTGGAGAAACAAGAAGATTGCGTAATGTAAGAGTGTATAACGTTCAAGAGCATTATGATGCAGACCAAAAGATCAATGATGCATTTGATAGTAAGAAAGACCTACTGTCTGGTGATCCTCAGTTATCTGCAGAGTTAAAAACAGGTGTTGAACAACTGCAGGAGAAGCAATCATTGATTCCTACTGCAGGATTTGGATTAGGTGCTGCAAAATAAGGAGAAGTCATAATGAATACAATAAAGTTTGTAGAAGAAGTACGCTTAAAAGAAGCGTTTTGGGATAAATATAAATACAGATCAAACATTCTAGCTAGTCAATTTGAGAGTGTTGCGAGACATGGTGGTGTAGATCTACTTACTGCAGAATTGGTAGAAAACAAAACAACAAAGGAAACAGCAATCCAATTTGTATCCTTTGAGTTCAAACTGTATGATATTAAGAAGGCTATAGCACAAGCTGAAGAGAATAGTCGTTTCTGTCATAAGTCATTTATAGTGATTCCATTAGAAAAAGAAAAGGTAATCAATGATAGATACAAAGATTACCTGAAGAAAGCAAAGTATATTGGAGTCATGGGAGTTGCGACAGATGGTAGATGGACGATCATACACAAGCCTTGGACTCATAAAGATGAAGAGCTAGTGTACAACCAGGTATTATTAAAGATGCTGGTGAATAGTAGTAAGACAGTTGTTTAATAGAATCTCATGCATGGTTCAAAGAAAGCAGTTTTTATAAGAACGTAGCAATATCAGAACTATTAAGTACTAAAGTACAAACTATACTTATGTGAGTTTCTTATCTCTAATATATTTATTATAATTCTTTTTGAACTAAAATAACAGACTAGTAATTTGCAGTAAAGTCTCTATGATGAAATTATAAAGAGAATAAGAAAAGGGGAATACATGGTATGAAGAAATATAATAGTTATCATCTATGTGCCGCTAGGTACAAGACAGGTATTTTTAATTGTTCCATATGATTTAAATATTAAATAAAATTTGAAAGGGGAGAATTTATGTTTAAGAAAATAATTGCTACATTTCTATCATTATCACTATTGATTGGAATACAAACTTGTAAAGTCAATGCAGAAGAAACTACTGATGAACCGGTAATTGTAACTGTTGAACAAATGGAATATGAAATGGGACCAAACTCACCTTTTGCTGGTAAATATGTTACTTACGGAATTGATGAACAAGGAAATATTATCCGCTTGAGTGTTTCAGAATACCAAGAAAGAAGTGGTGGTGATATCGTTGAAAAAATTATTGTTTGGATTGGACAGCAGATTGTTGGATATCTTATATCAAGTGTTGTTGATGGAGTAGTAGTTTCAGTAACTGGACATAGTGGAGGTGAATGGGCTGCAATCGCAATCCGCCAAGTATTAAATAAGAAATATAGTTCTAATGTATATATACCTACAGATACAGTTTGTGCAGGATATCCTATGTATGGTTGGAAACCAGATTATTGCAGATGAAAAAAGATAATAAAACAACTAAAACTCCATTATTACTTAGATTACTCCCTTATTTATCAGGGGTGCTACTTTATATAATTATTCGATATATCCTTAAACTTTACTAATGTAGGAATACTATTTCTTAAAATAAAGGTAATTTAAAATTGCGTGGGGT